GTGATGAAAAAGGCGAACTGTATTACAAATACGGATCAGTAATCTTTCTGACCACTGAGATTTTGCATATCAAAGGCCTGTCTTTTGATGGTGTCAAAGGCTATTCAGTAATTGCCCAGGCTAAAAATTCAATCGGTCTTGGAATGGCTGTAGAAGAATTCGGATCAACCTTCTTTGGTCAAGGTGGAAAACCTGCTGGGGTCATCAGCGTTCCTGGCAAGCTTAATTCAGAAGCTATCCAGAACATGAGGAAATCATGGGAGGATATGCATGCGACAGTCAAGAATGCACATCGAGTAGCTATCCTGCAGAATGGTGTAACCTATCAAACAATCGGCACCCCACCCGATGATGCCCAGTGGATAGCCTCTAGGCAGTTTCAACTTCAAGAGGTGGCTAGGTGGTTCAAGATTCCAGCATCCAAGATTGGTGCAGGGGCAGGAACTTACAGCAGTCTGGAACAAGATAATTTAGCATTCCTTCAGGAAACTTTGAGACCATGGCTAATCCGATGGGAACAGGAAATTAACTTCAAGTTGATAAGCTCGCTGGACCAGCTTTATGCAGAGCATAATCAAGATGCATTACTTAGGGGTGACACCGCAGGTAGATCATCTTTCTATGCTCAGGCTTTGAACTGGGGCTGGCTTAGCCGTAATGATGTTAGGGCACTTGAGAATCTCCCAAGCATATCAGGACTTGATGGGTACATGATCCCAAAGAACATGGACCCTGCCTTTGGCCCTGGTCAATCTCAGGTGGCAGTGGATGCAGCAAAGATGCAGGGGCAATTGCCTACCAGTCCACAAGACCCAACAGCATTAGCACCAATAGCACCACCCACCGCAGATGTTGCAGCAACAGCTTTGAATGGCGCACAGATCACATCGTTAGTGGATCTGGTGGCCAAGGTTGGAGAAGGTTTGATCCCGATGGAATCAGCCAAGGCTATTGCCCTAGCATCATTCCCATTTTTGGATCAAGTTGTTTTAGATGCAATCTTCTCAGGTCTGAAGATTACCCCACCCACACCTGATCCAACCCCAGCACCTGCACCCCAACAAAATACCTTTGGCTTTGCTAAACTTCTGGAAGCTGCCAGAAAACAAATCCGCAAGATTGAAGCAAACCACCTTGCAAGGATTTCTAATAAGCCTGGGGAATTCATCCCAGCACTTGAGAAGTTTCTTGAAGCCCATCAAGAGAGAGTCCAGATTATTTTGGAACCTGTCCTTGAATTTATCCAGCCAGAATCGGGTGGTAGTGTCCGAGCTGCTGCAGATCATTGTGAAACATTGAAAGCTGAATGGTTGGATCTTGCTGGCAGTGCCACACCTAGAAATCTAAAACTTTTGGCCGATGCTAAATTATTGAACTGGATTGATACCAAAGCTAACTGGGAGAAAGTCACATGGTTAAACTAGAAACAAGATTCACCACAGAATTTAGGGTAGAGCAAGATGGGAAAAAGCTAGTGGGTTATGCTGCAAAGTTTAGTCCTAATAGGTCTCAGGATCTAGGTGGATTCCTTGAACAGATAGATCCAAAAGCTTTCAGCCGATCACTGGCACAGGGTGCAGATGTTCGGGCACTTATTAACCATGACCAAAACCTAATCCTTGGCAGATCCACCAGTGGCACCCTTAATCTTTCAGTTGATTCTGAAGGGTTACTAGTTGAGATCACCCCACCGGACACATCTTATGCAAGGGATCTAATGGTTAGCATGTCCAGAGGTGATGTTACCCAGATGAGCTTTGCCTTTGTGACTAAGAAAGATGCATGGGATAAAGAAGGTGATTCCAACATCAGAACCCTGCTCGATGTCGATCTGCACGATGTCAGCGCAGTAACCTATCCAGCATATTTGAACACCGAAATAGGGTTGCGATCATTGCAATACTACCAAGAGCTAGAGCATGAACGAGACCTAGAGATCCAAAGGCGAATGAATTTAGTGCAGATACTTAAGATTAAATAATTTAGATATCGCAAAAGGTATCTGCTACCATGGTTTCATTACTCTCTAACTGAGGATGGAACCATGGGTCATGCTGTTTTTATTGTGCTTCACTTTCTGGCATTCATGTGCGGATTCTTTGGGTTGTTCATAACCATACCCCTTCATGTGATCTATGCAACGATGGCTAATCAGAACAAGGCACCAGCACCACCACAAAACATGGGTCATTTAATTGGATTGTGTATTCGGGTGGTTCTAATATTCATTGCAGGTTTTATTGTCTTTCTTATATTGTCCCCTGTTTATATTTACCTTAAAAGCAATATCTCTTGGTTAAGGTAAGCCCCACCACATTCATCAGCCCCTAGCTAATCCCTAGGGGCTTTTTTTGTTCTTAGTTCACGCAAAGCCATTTCCCTTAACTAAGCCACATCCTTAGTTCACTTTGCTGGACTACTGATTTGATCACGAAATCTGTTTCAGGATCAAAAGGCAAAAGCCTATTAAACAAGCCATTCGCCATGCGGTCTTTTCCTTCATTCCATACGATTTGACACATTTCCAACCCATGTAAAAATGGGGGAAGCCTTGCAGTATTTACGCATGGTGGCCACCGGAGCATTCCGGCATGGTGCCACTGCGTATGCGGGCACCTTGAAGAACTCTTTTTCAAGGAAAAATACCTATGAGTATTTCAGAAATCAAAGCCTTGCAGCTTGATCGCATCGAGAAAGTAAACTCGATGGAAACTTTGGCAGCTAGGGCATTGACCCCAGAGGAACAAACTTCCTTTGATAATCTTGCTGCATCCGTAGCAGATATCGATGTTCGACTTGCAGTGCTTGAAGATGCTGCTGCTGGTTCTGCATCCATGCAACAGAATTCAGAAAAGCTTGAATCCGTCAAACGCAGTGTAAGAAAGTCTGCACCGATTTCAGCACCCCACTTTGTCGCTGATGTGTCAGACCGCAAAGCAAAAGCTAATCAGTCCAATGCTCTGCGTGGTTGGTTCACCAAAGGCACACCTGCATTCAGAAATGAATTCGCTGCTGCTGCTAATGAAACTGGTTTGGACCTCAACAGCAATACCCTTGATCTTGGAGCTACCCGAGCTGCCCAGGGCATTGGCTCTGCTGGCATCGGTGGCGCACTCACTAACTCTGGTTTTTATGACACCCTCACAGAAGCCTTGAGAGATTATAACTCAGTTATGCAAGTTGCTACTGTTATCAGCACCAGCACTGGATCTGCACTTAATTTCCCATTGCTTGATGAAACTGGTGTGACTGGTGAACTCTTAGGTGAAAATAGTGCATCAGCCCAAACTGCTTTCACCACTGCAACCAAGACCCTTAATGCTTATAAGTATTCTTCCAAACAGATTCTGACTTCCTATGAATTGTTTGAAGATTCTTTGATTGACATTGAAAGCCTTGTAGCAAAAGTGGCAGGCACACGATTGGGGAGAATTACTGAAAATCACATGAGCGTAGGCACAGGAAGTTCCCAGCCAACTGGCATAGTAGTAGGTGCAAACCCTTCAACTGCTGTTGCTAGTACCACTGCAATCACTGTGGCCAACATCATGACCTTGATTGGTAATGTTGATCCAGCACACAGGGCTAGCCCTAAATGTGCATTCATGATGAACTCAACCACCATGAATCAGATTGCATCTATCCTTGATACTGCTGGAAGGCCGATCTTGGTTTCTAACTATGTTGATGCATCTGGCCGACTTCCTACCATCCTTGGCTATCCTGTTGTCTTAAACAACAACATGGTATCTGCTGCTGCTGCAACTAAGCCTATCATCTTTGGTGATCTGTCATCTTACACGGTCCGAACTGTAGTAGGTTCTGGTGGTCTCACTTTGGTTCGCCAAAATGAAACCTATGCAGCACTTGCTCAAATCGGCTGGGTAGCGTTCAGTAGGTTTGATGGTTGTGTCCTTACTGGGAACACTACCACCTATAACCCAATCTGGTCCCTATTAATGGCAGCAAGCTAATGAAAATAAAAATGATAATCAGTGTGGCCAGTGCTTGGGAAGACACCAACGCTGGCCTAATCATAGATGTGCCTGACGATGTAGGTGCTGAATGGTGCAGGATTGGTTATGCCACTCCTGCCACACCAGCAGCTAAAGAAAAGGCCAGTTCCAAAGTCATACCTGAGGTAAGAGATCATGGAAATCAAGGGCAGAATTCAGGTAGTGACACCACCGACAACCGAACCTCTGACATTGTCAGAAGTAAAAAGCCATCTAAGGATTGATGGCAATTATGATGATGCGCTTTTAAATAGCTGCATCACCAGTGCAAGGATGTTTTTTGAAAGTCAGTGCGAAATATCCATAGCCAGTCAGGAAGTCTTGCTGGCCTTGGATTCTTTCGATGACATTGTTTATCTGCCAAGAGGACCAGTCCAGTCTGTAGAAGATATCAGCTACGCAGACACCCAAAACAATACACAGACTTTGGCTAACTGGATAGAAGACCTAGTGTCTAAC